TTGAAGATACTACGCGCCGAGTCTTAAAGGGCCGCATGATCCATTTTAATATAGCCTATTAGAATATGGCGCGCTCCAATAACGGCGGTATTGCAGGCTCTGGTATCTTTGGCGGTATCGGCTCGGTAGTCCAGTGCAAGGCGGAGGATGACTCGTTGTACTGCAAGTTTGCCAAGCTGATGAACATCATCGTGTGGATCATCACGATTGGGTTCATTCTCTACATCCTCAAAGGGTTCCTCAAAGCTTAAAGTCTACATGCGTCATATATCCAATGGCGACCACCGTCTCGGCTTTCAATGACATGATGCAGCAGTTCCTCGACGAGCTCGTACTCACCTTTCCCGAGGAGAAGTCGTTCGTCAAGTACCAGGCAACCTTCAGCATGATTCGCAAGACTCGGCCGCGCATGGTGCTCGAGAATTACATGAAGTCGATTGGCCCCGTGGCGACGCAGCTCATGGAGAAGAATGAGACGTATTTCAAGGAGAATGTCGACGACATTCCAATTCTCAAGGAGATGAATCTGATGAAGATTTGGACGGACGATCTATCCACAACCACCAAGGAGGCGATCTGGAAGTACCTCCAGACGCTGTACATTCTGGCGACGACGATTACGGCCCTGCCGGCCGAGACACTCAGCATGATTGAGAGCGTTGCCGAGAAGTGCGCCAAGCAAATGTCGGAGGAGGGTCTGTCGTCCGAGGAGGCGCTCATGAAGAACATGTCGGGTCTCATGGCATCAATCATGGGACCTGCAGGCGGTCTCGGCTCGAAAAAGATCTCTGAGTAAATCAATATGGACATTGCCCAAGAAGTGTTCAAGAAGGAAAACCTAATGGACTTTTGGCCGTCCGACCGTCAGACGGGTAAGGAGCGTGTCGAGGCGACGACACGTTTCATCGTCTACGCCGTCGTCCTGCTCTTTATCATACGGCGCGACGGGCGCGTCGTACTCCTCGGCGGGCTCGTCCTCGCCGTGCTGTACGGTCTTTATTTCAACAACATGATCCCGGATGGTGCCCGCTCAGTATACGTGACCCGTGGTCTCTCGGGTGTCACTCTGCCCACGGTGGAAAATCCCATGGGCAATATCCTCATGGGTGAGTATTCGTCGGATCCCAACCGTGCTCCGGCTGCATGGTACCCATCGGTTCGCGGGGAGGTCCAGGCTGACTTTGCCGCCATTCATCCGTTTGAAAAGTCCCGTGACTATGAGCGCAACTTTTACACGACCGCCAACACGACGATTCCGAATGATCAGGCGGCATTTGCTCAGGCTGCATATGGCCGTCCGTTCGCTCCCCAGTGCCGCGACACCCCTGGCGCGTGCGACCCAGAGGGTAACCCCAATGCCCGTTTCCCGGAGCGTGTCCAGATGCGCGGCGGTGCAGGTGGTGGGTACGGTACTCGCTAGAAATCTTCTCGACCCATAGAAAGAATGCCTCGGCTTCAGACGGACGGCCTCGTTCTCGAGGATGGAATCTGGAAAGGTCCCACCAACACCAACTACGTCGACATGATCATGACTGACGACGCGCTTCGCTCCCAGACGAGCTCGCGGAACAACAAGTACTGGACCGCCGAGTCGTTTGATTTCCCTCGTCTGTACGAGGTGAACGAGCCGGTTCGCGTCCAGCTCAATGACCCCGTGAGCACGTACGCCATGTACCAGTCCCAGTCCTACGCCCAGCGCTACAGCAGCAAGTAAAAACCACACGATTTCTCACTCAGGACGAGTTCCTGAGTGACAAATGCGCGTACTTAATAAAATGTCCAAATATAGTAATGGACCCGCTCTCGTTGGCGGCGATTGTCGGTCTTGTCTATTCAGGCAAGAAAATCAGCGATGCCAAGGAGGAACAGCAGGAAGTGCCGGCGATGCTCGCACCCCAAAAGATTTTCCGCAAGGATCTCGTCCAGTACGATCAATTCGCTCAGCAGGACCAGCAGCTCGACCAGAAGAACATGACGCCTGACATTGGTCGCGGCTTTTCAGGCGATTGGCGCATGCGTCCCAAGGAGATTGCGCCAAACATGGGTGACATTGTCAAGAATGCCGGGTTTCCGTTCGGTCAGCCCGTGTACGACGTGTCGTACCGCGAGAATGTCACGAACAAGATGAACAACCTGAACCCGTCAGAGAAGGTGTACGTGGGCCGCGGTCTCGGTCTCGATCCCAATACGCCAGCCGCAGGTGGGTTCCAGCAGTTTTTCCGCATCGAGCCGACGAACATGAACGAGGAGAAGCTCACGACGCTCCCCGGGACATGGGGCGGTCCGGCAAACTCGTTCATCAAGTCGGGCGGGACGACGATGGGTGAGATTACCCATCACGCCAAGCAGACCAAGGCGTGGCACCGTGACCCGGCACAGAACCGCGGACAGGGTCAGGGCGGCGCCATAACGGCACCGGAGGGACGTCCCGACTTCCAAAAGACGCGCCGGACGACCAACCGCCAAGAGACGGGTTACCGCGACGACAATCTGGGTGATGGGCCTGCCCAGTTTTCAGTCAGCCAGGCGTATGACAGCGGTCTACTCAACAACGGCATGTCGCGCAGCACGGGCAACCGTGTCAACCCAGATCGGGCGGCCAACGCCGGTCGTATGAACGTCCGCCAGGATCCGATTGGCATGATTGGCGCGGGTACGACGACTCGTCTCGAGGCGAGCTCGTTGCCGCTCCGTCCGCCGGATGGGTCGCACGGTCAGCGCTATGTGGTGCCGCAGTACCAGAAGGTGAACGTCTTCAAAGGGAACGCGATCCAGACTGATTTCGGGCTGGCTCGGGATGTTCGTGCCAAGAACCCCCTGGCTCAGCCGGCGTTTGTCGACTATGCAAAAGCGTGAAAAAAAAAGGTTGACCTCTGATAAATGAGCGGTGGCATTGTTCAACTCGTTGCAATCGGCGCTCAGGACGCATACCTGACCGGCAAGCCTGAGGTTTCATTTTACCGTTCTTCCTACAAGCGTTACACGCACTTTGCCAACTCGGTGGAGCGTCAGCTCATTCAGGGCACGCCGAGCCCGGGTGGCATTTCGACGATCCGTTTCGAGAAGAAGGGTGACCTGCTGTCCTACGTTTACATCACGGCCCGTGACGCATCCGGTGCCATGGTGCCCCAGATGAACTGGACGAAGAACATCATCGACAAGGTGGAGCTTCTGATTGGTGGCCAGGTGATCGACATGCAGGACGGCTACTACATGAACAACATCGAGCCGGTCGTCGGTGCGATCAACACGAACCAGCGTCTGCTGCCCCAGTATGCCGCCGCTACGGCGACGCAGCCGGGCTTTGACGTCAACTCGTTCCAGGCGCTCAAGTTCTTCTTCTGCAAGGATTGGCAGTCTGCTCTGCCCCTGGTGGCTCTGCAGTACCACGACGTCGAGCTGCGCATCACGTGGTCAGCGAACCTGAGCCAGGCGGCCTACAGCGGTCAGACGGCTCTGGCGAACGGCCAGACGTACTCCCAGCTGCAGTACATTGTGTGGTCCAACTTCATCTACCTGGATCAGTCCGAGCGCGACTTTTTCGCCAAGACGCCGCAGGATATGCTGATCACGCAGGTGCAGCGTCAGTTTGTGCCGTCCGCGTCGACGATGGAGCTGGCATTCTCGCACCCGATCAAGTTCCTGGCGTTCCAGTCCAACAACTACACGCAGGCGTACAACATCACGACGGCCGGTCCGAATATCGCTTCCCAGCTGCAGTTCAAGACCCAGGTGAACGGCACGGACATTGGTGAGTCGCGCACGCTTCTGCACTGGGTGGATGCCGCGCAGTACTACCACACGCCGAACGGTTACTCGCCCTATGGTCAGACGGCCAACGTGGCCATCATCCCGTACTGCCTGGACACGTCCAAGCTGCAGCCGACAGGTACGCTCAACTTTTCGCGCATCGACACCTACCGCATCGTGACGCCGTCGACGATCAACATGCAGAGCATCGTACAGGGTGCCTCGGCGGCTGCAACGGTCGCCGCGGGCATGTCCACCTCGCCGTACATCTACGCAGTCAACTACAACGTGCTCCGTATCCAGAACGGTATGGGCGCGATCCTGTACTCTTCTTAGGCCCCTTCTTTTCTCGTCCAAAAATAGATGAGTAGCGTACCCGGTGCGCAGCTCTTAGCCCAAGGGCCACAGGATGTGTGGCTCTCAGGCGATCCCCAAGTTTCATTTTTTCGATCAGTGTACCGGCACCACGTGCCTTTTGGTATCGAACTCAAAAAAATGAATTTTGACGCGGGTGGGTCGTTCCGGTTCGATCGGTACGGCGACCTTCTCGGCCCGTGCTACATCACGGCCAACGATCCCGTGACGGGTCGCCAAATTCCCGTGACGTCATGGACGGGCCTCTTTGACACGGTCGATCTCACCATCGGCGGTCAGCTCGTCGATTCACAGGATGTCGTGTACTCGTCGCAGGTGTGGCCGGTCCTCGAGGCGTCGACATGGTCCCAAAGCAAAGTGCCGACCGGGTTTTACCCGTTGCACTTTTTCTTCTGCCAGGACTGGTCGCGCGCATTCCCGCTCGTCGCGATCGAGTTTCACGATCTCGTGATTCGGATCCAAAAGGCGTCGCCGGCGTACCAGTTTCAACTTTGGGCGACGTTCGTCCATCTCGCAGATCACGAACGTGAATGGTTCAAGACGCAGCAGCACCAACTGCTCATCACGCGGACGCAGCGGACGCTCATCACGCGCGACCAAAACGAGTTTGGCCGATTCTCGGGTCCGATCAAATACCTTGCGACCGAGGTGTACAACTACCGCCGATTCTACCAACCCCTGTTTTATCCGGATCCGCGCGTCCTCGACACGACCACTACGCAAACGTACACGGTCACATACTACAACCCGTACAATGTGCCGATCACATGGACGGTCGTCAATCCGCTACCGACCGGTGTCACGGTAACGTCCCAGACAAACACGGCCATCACATTCACCATCGCGGCCGGCACGCTCGTGACATCGCAGACGTTTCAGGTTTCAGTATCTACGGCACAGCAAGCATGGGTAACACGATTTTCAAGCAGTGGCACGGTCGGAAGTGGCGCGAGTCATGTTGTCCGGGATGGATTTTCTTACTACGCGACGACGTACACGTCGGGACCTTTGTACATGTACAACTCGGACGGTACAGCTTTCTCAAATACACTAGCTTCTGTAAGTACGACAGGTGCAGCGGTCATTAAGATTGACACAAACGGGAACATCGTGTGGTGCGCCTCCATAGTGAGTACACCCGGTATATTAACTTCTCTAAGTGATATCCAGGCTGATGCGACCGGCATCTATGTACTTGGAACATTCACGGACACGATGACATTCAACAACTCGGACGGAACACCTTTCGGAACAACACTCACTGCGATTGTGCCTGGTGCAGCAGGGAACGGATTTCTTGTAAAGTATGATCTGAATGGGAACGTCCTTTGGTGTACGAAATGGGGTCTTCTGACTACGACGTCTTATGTACGTGCATGGTCAGTGAAAATTGACACATCCGGTCTCTACATATCAGGGAGATCACAAGCAGTAGCGGCCATTCAGTTTTACAACTCGGACGGAACGCCAAGTACCGCCACCCCTGCTGTTAGATGTTCGTATGTAGCAAAATATACCACAAACGGAACTCTCTTATGGCGTTCGATTCAAACATATACTTCGGGCATCGGTGAAAACTACGGGTTGGCACTCGATTCGACCCAGGTGTATGTGAGCGCAGGTATCGTGCCCGCGACGACTACGTTCTATAATTCGAACGATACGATCGGCGGGACGCTCGTGACGACCGGAACACAAAATAGCTATATCGGTGCGTACAACGCGACAACCGGAAATTTTGTATGGAGAGCCCGTACCGGATCAACCGCCGCTGGAGGGGCCTATGGATTTATTCGTACGGCGGATGCTGATTCATCGGGCGTATACTTTGTAGGAAATGGTAACGGTACAATCAATTTGTACAACTCGGACGGTACACAGTCGAGTGTGAGTGTCACGGGTACGACAACTTATGGATTCATGACATCGTACGACTCGGCTGGAAATGCGCGATGGGCAGTCAAAATAGATAATGTCGACCGAATCAATGGAGTCACGGTATATAACGGGATAGTCTACGTAAACGGGTTTTTTACGAGTACTCTACCTGTAACATTCTATAATGCCGGTGGGTCTCAGTACCCTTATACCCTTTTGCGTAAAGGAAATACACGCGATGCGTATGTAGCTGCTTACACGACGAGCGGACAAGTTCAATGGATCGTCCAGGGGGCGAGTACAACATCGGCATCGATGGCTCGCTTCGGAGTCGATCCGAGTGGAGTATACTTCCCGGGTGCATTCGCGGGAGAAAATATGAAGTTGTACAATCAGACCGGTATCCCCATATTGGCCCCTCTTTCAGTCACGGGCACACAGTCTGCATTCCTGTACAAATTTCAGCCGTGGTAAATTCCTTCGATTACAAGTAGAATGGCGAGCACGAGTTTCACACTCGGCGCCGGTGTTCGTCCCGTGTTGAGCGGTACGGACCAAACTCTGGATACGACGACGCAACAGACGTTCACGGTCAGTCAGACGGCAAGCACGTCCGGCACCGGAACAATTACGTGGTCGTATACACTTCCTCGCGGAGTCGCAGTTCAATCGTCGAGCGACACGCAGATTGTCTTTGTCGTCACGGCCGGCACACTGTTCACGAGCCAGGGGCTCACCGTGACAGCGACAAACCAGGTGGGACTCGTGTCGCTCCCACTGACCCTGACAGTTTCGGCGGGTCGGAAACCGGTTCTCATGTCACCGGGGACCCAGACGCTCGACACGTCGAC